GCATGGAGCGGCACACCTACAAAAGACTAACATCTTTTGTAAAGAGCCCCCGTGGGGAAGCAACTCCTTTGTCTCCTAGGAACACAAAGGGTTTGCATCGTATGGGGCGAAAGTCCTTGGAACAGCAGGTCTGGACGGCCTGCTATTCCGCTCTTGTTTTCTCTGGCTGGGATGACAGGCTCGTGGCTTGGCATCTTCACGCTTGGGTCTCCAAAACCGTATTCTCTAGAGGATACGAATTTTGTTGCTCCGAGCTGAAGAAGCTTTGTCACGAGATCCGTTCCGTCTGCCTGAAGGCAGAGGGTCTGAAGATCACTTCTCGTGTTCCGAAAGGAATTCGAGAGTGCCTTCTTTCCCTCTCCCGACGGGAGACCAAGAACGGATTCGCATTCACCCGTCTCGGACGCGGTCTTCCACTTCCCCCTACAAAGGGGATGGAGAAGGCACTCCGAGATGCGGAACAGGTGAGTGCGACCAGTCATCCCACACCGGGCTGGGTGGTAGAGCGGATTGGAGAATACGTGAAGTCTCTGACATCGCGTAGACTCCTTTCTACTCCAACCACCCTCCCCTCCTCGACATCCTCCTGCTCCGAGCGCTCTGGCGCCACGGGCGGTGTGGATGCCTATCTCCGTCAACTCGGTCTGGAAACGTTGATGGACATCTCTTTCGGTGTTCTGGATGGACGTACGTCTTACCAGATAGCCGTAGAGAGGTTCGGTCAGTACTCTCAGGACTCTCTTGGGACATTTTGTCTTAAGAGGGTCCGTGAGAGTATTGACTCCTTCGATTCCAACCGACACGACGAACATCTTCGGTGCCTCGGTCTCCTGAAGCTCCGCTCTCTCAAGCCATTGGCTAGATGTAAAGCGGTTTGCCTCAGGAGCCCGGGGATGAAGTATAGGGTTATCGGTGTTCCCGATGCCCTTACCTTCATTGAAGGGACCTGGATTAGATGGTCCTCGAACTTGCTCCCTAGGGAGCATTTCGACCCATCTGGATCCAGGTTCCCGAAGGCCTTGGATGTCCGCAGTGATGATGGGAAGTTCTACAGTGTCGATCTTACGAAAGCCACTGACGGACTTTCCCATCAGGTTGTGGAGATGGTGATAAGATCTCTTCCCCTTAGGTCTGCAGATGTCAACCTTGCCCTTCGTAGCCTCGGCTGCGGCGGGTTCGGAACACTGTGGACCTTTGGGAAAAGAGAAATTATCTCGAGGAGGGGGAGCCCGATGGGCACTCCCCTCTCTTTTGTTGTTCTTTCTTGGGTTAACGCTTTCGCGACAAGTGCCTTCACGGCATCTGTCACCCATGGGGACGATGCAGTTGGTTTCTCCAGAAACTCTTACGAGTTCGAGGAGTACCGTGACTGTATCGAAGCCATGGGAGCAAGCGTTAATTTGTCCAAGACATACGTCTCCAAGCACAGCTTTACGCTGTGCGAGAGGATGTATGTCCCAAGAAGGAACGCAAGAAAGTCTCTCGCCTTCTGTCCTCCGTCCTGCCCAGTACCTGGCGGACGAGTCCCGGTATCTGCACAAGCAGATATCGAACCTCACTTCCTTAATAGGAGTGAGAGAGTACAGAAGACCCTCTTCCCGTGGATTACTAAGAATCCAGCAGTAAGACTCCCCACTTCGGTCGGGGGTCTTGGCTATGTCGGAAGAGGTCTCAAGGTGTCTCACTCTGTGAGAACTAGACTTGCGGCTGCCTGCAGTCGCGACGTCAAAGTTCTCGCAGAAGAGGCCCTTGAGAGATCGACTTTTCGAGGGGATGGCCTTTTCCCACGCTCTTTGGTACCTTCCCCTAGGAGATCTGCCGCCTATTTCAGGATGAGGTCTCTCCTTGTAAAAGGAGATCGCCGATTCCGAATGGGCGATGAAATCGATAAGGAGAGGGTACTTTTGTCCGACTTCATCGTCTACCGTGAGAGGGAGATCGTAAGATCTTACCTCACCATGGGTGGAAAGATGGGTCGTGCAAAGAGCGTTGGAAAACCAGAGAAGATGAGAGCTCGAACACTCTTCTCCAAGAGTGCCCCAAAGAACGTGAAGCCACTTAGTGTGGCTCACGGACTTAAGGCACTCGAGAAGCTTTCTGCGAGAATACTCTCGCAGGAAGTGAGGGTTCGAAAGGACGTAGCCTTTGAGATACGTGGAAGTACCACAAAG